ACCTTATGTTGTTTGCTACGGCCCCCCATCGTTGCTGCTCTTGCCGGTTGTGCTGACAGGCGTGCTAGACCACCCGCAAGGCCATCGCTTCCCCGGTGGCCAGTAAGGTCTCGGCTGCGCAGCCGTCACGCAGAAAGGCGCGGAAGTCCAGGTCGTGGCGCGCGAACCAGACCCGTGTGCCGTTCACGCACAGGCCGACGGCGCGCACATCGCCGATGGTGACGGTGACATCCGTGCTCATTTCTTGCCTCCTTTTTTGCGGATCGGTTCGGCTTCCAGATCGCCGTACCAGACGACGTTGGCTCCACGCAGCAGCACGGTGCCGAACACGACCGGAATCGGTCGGCCTTCTTCTGCGGTGGGGGCATCGACGTCGGACAGCGATGCGGGTTTGGGCTCGGGCGGTTTCGGCGCGAGCGCGACCGAAACCAGCGCCGCCACCACGATGACGACGAGGTACCACATGGAAATTCTCCGGAAGGGTCAGAACACACCCGTCGAAAACGGGTTCTTGCTCGGGATGGCGGGAAAACCGCCGTAGTTGTCGAGGTTGGCGAAGCGCGAGGCGCACGTTTGCGTGCTGTGATCGCAGCCGACCGTCAACAACACTTGCGTGCCCGGTTCAATGGCCGCTGGATAGAGCAGTTCGACGCCGCTGCCGTAGTCGCGGATGATCATGTGGCGTGCCCCATCCGGCGTTTGCAGCCAGCCACCGGCCAAGCCACCGCTGACGCCACCCGGCACACCTCCATCGAGCTCGACACTGCGGCCATAGGCTTCATAGACGAAGGCGCTCTCGGAAATGGGCGACGCCCCACAGGCACTGGAGTACAGAACGTGGGAACAGTTGCGGCTGTAGAGCCTGCGCAGGCCGATGCGCTTCAAACTGACCTGTGCCGATTCGCAGCGGATGCGGGCGGCATCGGCGTCGATTTCCACACCCAGCACCCGGCCCATCCAGCGCGTGCCCGACAACCACCAGTAATCGCCCCAGGTATCGCGCCGCCCGATGCGCAAGGTGACAGAAGTGGTGTCGCCGGTGAGCGAGGTAGCCAGCAGGTGGCGCACAAGTTCACAGTCGGGTGGCAGCTGGAGCTCCAGCGCTGACTTGGCCGCTTCGGCCCCCAGCGCCAGTTCGTTGCGCTCGATGGACAGGCTGGTGTAAAGCGTGCCGTCGAGATCGACGTCGAATTCGTGCGGGGTCAGGTAGAAATTCACGCTGCTGCTGGCGAAGGCGTAGAGCTCGACTTCCATCAGCGCTTGCTGGCTCATACGGCGTACTCTCCATACGTTTCTCGGTCGTTGCCGCGTGGCTCGGGCAACTGGCGCGCGGTCAGGGTGATCTCCACCAACTGCGGGCTATGCCAGTACACGTCGATGGCGTCGTGGTCGAGGCGGCAGCGCGCAAGGCGAACAATCCGGCTGCCTGCGGGCACCCCGTCGTCGAGGCCAGAGCGCAGCACCAGCACACCGCCCTGATCCAGATGGCAGGTCGCCGTCAGGGCGTACTGCCGATAGCCGTCCGGATGCACGATCAAACAGGCGGCGGGGCGATGCCAGAATGCCGAGAGGTCTTGGCCATCGACGCGCAGGAAACCGTCATCGGGATCAGCTTCGACGCTCACCCAAAGGATCGGGGCCAAGCCATCGGGCAGCCAGAAGGCTTCCAGACGGCCTTGGGTGCGCCACAGCCGCGCCCACCAGATGTCGATTTCATCGAGCGAGCTGGCCAGATAGCGGCGCTGGTAAGTCGTCGTCGCCCACGGATCGTCACGCCGCACCCACGGATCTGCGGGTGAGAAATCCTGGCGCGTGATCGTCGCCTGCGCGCTGGCCGTCGGGTCATCACGCCAGTTGCCATCGGGCCAGACCGGGATCTCGTCCAGCCACGGGTCATCAAGGACATCCATGTCCGGCGTTTGTTCGGGCGTGACGGTCGTGGTGACGCTGCCGCCGACCATCCCCGGAACCCATTGGGTGAGATCGGCCGGATCAACGGCCTTGCCCCACACCAGCGGCAGCACGGCGCTACCAGCCGCCGCTTTGCGGGCCAGCGGATCGGCCAGCCACAGCAGATCGGTTTCCACGTCGCTGAGTTGGGCGACTTGCCAGCCCTCAGGCGCAATGATCAGCACCCAACGTTCGCCGCCCTCCCAGCCTTGCACGCCGTCGTAGGTCAAGCGCAGCGCAGCAGCAGGAGGAGCGAAGCGCCGCCAGTCGGCCTCCGATACCGCCAGGGTCAGCGCGCCCTCCTCAGCGTTCTCGACGAGGTGGACGGCGTACTGTGGCAGCGGCCACCACGCGGTTTGGCCCAGATGATCGGCCAGCCAGTCGGCGACCAGTGCGTCGGGCGGGCGGGCATTGCCCACCTTGTAGGTGAGCCAGCGCCGAGGAACGCGGCGGCGTGCTTGCCGGGATTCGTTGCCGCTGGCCAGCCGTGTGACGCTGGTCTGCCACTCCAGCCGTTCGACCAAGGGCTCGGCCCAGTCGTGGCGAAAGGCAAACACACCGCGTTGCGCATCCGGCCAGGGTTGATCCCCGAAGGCGTCCATGCCAGTGGTGACGATGGCGCTGGATGCCGTGTCCCTGCGTAGCACTTCGACGAGGAATACCGGGGCATCGATGGGCGGCCACGGGTGCACCAGAGACTCAGCAAGCCAAGTCGCAGCCAAGTTGGGCGGAACCGGTGCAATGGCGGTTTCGGGCGTGAAGGTTGCCGCACTGGCTCCGAACGATGCACGCGACAGCACTTCGCCCTGAAATTCTGGCAGTTCACTTTCGGGCGTCGACCTGCTGGAAACCTCCGCAATGTCTTGAACGACGACGCGATCCGTCATGCCGACTCCACGCCGAACTCAGCGGCATTGAAGGCGGCTTCCGTCCACGGCACGTTGCCGTTTGGATTACGCTCGAACAGCGTGCTCTGCCAGGCCAGTTGCTCTTGGAGAATGATGTCGGTGCTGACGGCGCTTTGCGCACCACTGACCACGAGGCCTTTGAGCTTGCCCATACCCGCATCGGTCTTGCGCGCCAGCATCGTGAGTTGCACGCCGTAGATGGCGGGCGTGGCCATCACCGGCAGCGGCTCGACATCAAAGGACTGGCGCAGTCCTGCACTGGGCGCGCTGATCGCCGTGTCCTCGTCCTCGTCGCTCACGGCTTCCCATGCGGCGGTACCAACCGGGCTGGCCGTCCACTGGTTCAGGCTGCCATCGGCCTGTGCCTGCAAAGCATCGACACGCACATCGCCCAGGAAGGTGTTGTTGATCGTGCCGGTGGTGTCTGCAATGTAGAAGTCATCGACGTCGATGGTAAGCGGGCACGACTGGCCCGGAACCGCGCCCACGAATGCGGTGACCAGTTGGCCACCGCCCTGGAGGGTGTTCTGCGCGGTCATCTGGATGGCCAGGATGCCGTTGATGCGCACCGACAGCACGCCGTTGCTGGTGCCTTGCGTGACCTGCAACTCGATGTAGTGCCAGCCGCGTGCCGGGGCGCTGGCGACCGAGGTCGAGATCAACTGGTCGTAGCCGTATTGCCAGCGGTAGAGCTTGAGCCGCCCGTCCTCGCCGATTTTGACGAGGTGGGCGACCTGCGCGTTGGCATCGCGCACGCCCAGCAGCAAGGGCTCGGTGTAGGTGTTCTGGTACGGCACCACGCGAATGGCCGCCCCCACGATCAGGCTGGTCTTGGTGGCGTCAAGGTTCTTGACGTAGCCACCGCCCGAGCCTTCCGGCAAACGCAGGGCATAGGAGGACGGGCGACGGCCATTGATGCGGGCGGCCTGCGGCGACAGATACGCCGCCTTGCCTCGCGCCAGCCACGGATCGCCAAAGCTGTCCACAGCTTGCGGGTCGTAGTGGTCGAAACCATCGATGAACAAAAGTGCCATGTCGACTTTCCCCTCAAAATTCAGCCTTGGAGCGCCGAGCGGATGGCCCGCGCGTTGCGTCCGATGATGTTGACGATGACCCGCTCTCCGGCAGGCGACTGCAGGTGGTCGTGGGTCATGCCGGGATCGATGGCGTTGACGATGCGCACCGCTTGATTCATCTGCGGCTGTGCGGGTGGCACTTTGACCTCCGGCACCAGGCCACCGGCAGCAAAGGCCAGCTCGCCGCCTTTAAAACGCGGGCCGACGGACAAACCGTTGAGCGAGTCGAGGAAGGCCACGCCGACCTGGCGCACGGCAGCGGCACGCACCACGTATTCACCTGCGGACAGGCGCGCCGGGATCGAGTCCGAGGTCGCACTGCCCGGACCGGACACCAAGCCACCACCCGCGAATTTCTTGATGCCACCCAGCAGCGCCATCACAGCGGCCACCATCGCCACCATTGCGGCAATGGCCAGTCCCGGGCCGACGATGGGCACGGAGGCTTGCGACGCTGCTGCACCTGCACCGGCCTTGGCGGCATCCATCGACACCATGGCGGTGGTTTCGGTGGTCTTTTGCGCGACCTTGGCCGCGCTGGCCGCCGCATCGACGGTTTGCTCCTGCTGGATGAAACCGAGCTTGAGCGCCAGCATCCGCGCCTGCATGGCGATCCACTGCTGGAAGGGCTGGATCACGATCTGCTGCAGGAAGGCGTCGGCCACCTGCTGGAACAGGCTGGCCATCGCGCTGCGCCAGGTCTGCGCGCCGGTGATCATCCCGTTGAGCGCGCCTCCAAAACTTTCGCCGATGCGGTTCCATAGCGGGGCCATTTCATCGACCGTGAGCCGGGTGCGCTCCAGTTCGTTGCGCCACGCCTGCACGCGGATCACCGCATCCGGCCCGATGGCCTGTGCCGCTTGCTGCATGGTCGGCAGCAGGCGCTCCATCTCGGTGGCCGATTGCTGCTGCAAGGTCACGATCTGTTGGCGCGCCTGCGCTTCGGTCAGCAGACCGGCCTGCTGCTGGGTCTGGATCGCCTCCTGCGCATTGCGCATCCGCTCGGTGACCTGCCGCCACTGGACTTCCAGTGCGGAGAGGTTCGCTTGTGCGGCCTTCACGTCGATCAGCCGGTCAACGAGCGACACGCCGTCGGCATCGCTTTCTGCCGCCAGCCGCGCCCGCAGATCCCGGTAGCTGCGCTCGATGGCCGATTTGCGGTCGGCATCGGTTGCAGTGCTGGTGATCTGGGCCAGTTCTTCACGCGCCTGCGCCAGGGCATCGGCCAGCTCACGCTCGGCTTGCGCGGCCTTGCGCGCATTGGCCTGCTCGATGTCCGTGCGCCGGTTGTTGAGCGTGATCAGGTCGGCTTCCGCCTTGGCGACCTCGGCCTTGGCTTTCAGGCGGTCGTTCTCCGACTTGCCAGTGCTGGCGACTTGCTGACTGCGGGCCAGCTCCTGCTGCTTGCGCACGATCTCGGCATCGACCTCACGCTGCTCGATGGCCGTTTTTTGCGCGTAGTAGTCGCGCACCGAGACCAGACGATCCTCGAGCGCGGCATCCAGCGCGGTTTGCTGCCGCGCCAGTCCGTCCTTGAGCAGCGTGAACTCGGCATCCAGCTGCGCTTTCATCAGCGTGGTCTGCGCGCCAGTGGAGTCCTGCGCAGCCTTGCCCGCTTTGGGTTTAGTCAGCCGCTGCAACAGTTCCGGATCGGCCTGAATTCGGGGTGCCTTGACCTCGATGGGTTTGGGATCGAACAGGCTGTCGCGGAAGGACGCCAGCTCATCGAGCCGCTGGATCAGGCTGCCTTTGAGGTCGGCAATGATGGCCTTGGCCCCGTCGGTGTTGCCCTTGAGCGCTTCGACCGCCGCAGCGACACCGCCACCAATCGCTTCACCCAAGGCGACGAAAGCCTTGCCAACCGTGGCGACACCGAGCGCCAGGGTCTTGAGCACCAGCACCACGCCGTCCAGGATCACACGCAGCGTGCCGCCTTGCTTGGCCGACTCGACCATGCCACCGGCCATGTCGTTCAGGGCAGGCAGCAAGGACGCGGTGATCTGGTTGCCGATGCTCTGGGTGGCCAATTTCAGCTTATCGAGCGCATCGTTGAAGTTGCCCGCCTGCGCGGCGGTGTCGGCAGACAACTGCAGCCCGAGTTCAGCCGCCTCCTGCTTCAGCGCACCGATGCCATCCCGTCCTTGGTTGAGGAAGGGGATCATTTCGGCACCGGCCTTGCCGAAGATATCGACCGCCAGCGCCGCCTTCTCCGCGCCATCCGGCATGGCCTTGAAGCGATCGGCCAGATCCAGCAGCACCTGTTCGCTGTCGCGCAAGGTGCCATCCTGGTTCTGAACCGCCACGCCCAGCGCACCGAACTTCTGCGCGGACGTTTCCGAGCCGGTGGCGGCCTCCAGCATGCCGGTGGCCAACTTCTTGATCCCAGCTTCGAACTTTTCGGTGGAAACCGCCGACAACTCGGCGGCAGGCACCAGCAGAGACAGCGATTCGACGGCGATGCCAGTACGCTGCGCCATCTCGTCCAGTGCATCGGCTGAGTCGATGCTGGACTTGATCATTGCGCCGATGCCCGCCAACGAAACGCCAACGCCAAGGTTGGCCAGCACGCCGTTGACACTCTTGGCGGTGTCGGTGAGGCCGCCCAAGCCCCGCTTGATCGAGTCGAAGGCGGTCTTGGTCTGGTCGACGGCACTGATCATGATTTGGGCACGATTGCTTGCCATCAGACTTTGTCCAGTTCTTGTTGAATCGCGCGAGCCAAGGCAGGTAGTGCGCGTTGCACGCCACCGGCCAGATTGAGTCGGCGCTTGAGATCGACGCGCTTGACCAGCACGGCAATCGGAATCTCCTGGCCGCGCTTGATCTGCTTGGCTCCGGTACGTCCACGCTCGGCGCGCTTGAAGCGGCCCAGTTGCCCGGCGTTCTCTTTTATGTTCTCGGCCATCAGCAGCACGCGGCCGTTCTTCTCGATAAAGAAGGCGTTGCCCGAGCGCATCAGGCCATCGATGACCGCCTTGAAGCGTTTGGGGCCGATACGACCGGGCAGCAGCGGAATCAGCAGATTGCCGCTCACCGTGCCGCCTTTTTCGTGCAGACCGAGCCAGGGAATCTTGCTGCCCACCAGCAAGGCAGGCAGTTGCTCGGGCTTCTTGTCGAACACCTTCACACCCATCGAGGAGATGAAGCTGTTGCGCTTGACGGTGAAGGCGCTGCGCATCTCCGATCGCGCGGCATCACGCACTTCACGCCCGCCCGATTGCATGCCCTTGGCGACGGCGGTGTGGATGGCGCGACGCCGCTCGGTGCTCCACGCCGCCAACTGGCGCGGGTCCAGCAGGCCGGTGGTGGTGAGCGAGAGACGCATGGGTCAGTCCTTGAGCAGATCGCGTTGCAGTTGTTCGATGCCACGCTTCTCGCCCTGTGCTGCCACGGCATGAATGCCGAGCAGCTGGGCAAGTTGCTGCCGTTCGATCCGTCCGTCGGCATCCAGAAAGGCTTGCGCTTGTGTGAGCGTGTAGGCCATCACGTCGCCAAGGCGGTGACCGGCGCGGATCAGACGGGCGACGGCAGCGTCCCATCCGAGTTCGTCAGCGAGCGCAGCGTCGGGGCGAGTCGCTGCGCCGCGCCCTGAACCGCCGGGACGACGTGCGCCACGAAAAAATCCGCGTTCACCTCGAACACGGCAGCGGCCAGTTGCACGGCGTCCTCCAGCGACAGGTCATTGATCCACGCTCGATCACGCCGGGTGGTGATGGCCAGCAGATCGAGCACGGCATCACCGTGCCGCCCCAGCAGCGCCATCCAGTCAGGGTCACTGGTGATTTCCTCGGCCATCGGGCGCACCACGGCCAACAGCCGTGGCAACTCGCCCAGCCGGATCGGCGTCAGTTCCAGCGCAATTCCCGATAGCGTGACGACCACCGGCTCCGGTGGGAATGTGTTGAAGCCGTCCATCACAGCAGCACCAGACGGCCGAATTGGCCGAGATCACCGCCCACTGGCTTGGTCAGATCCGCCAGCACTTGGCCCGACAGCTCGAACTTCAGCAGTTCGTCGGTGATGATCGAAAGTTCCTTGGCCGGGTTGATGGCCACGCGGTAGAGGTCGATCACCACCTCGCGGTTGCCGTCGGCGGTGTTGAGTCCCTCGAAGCGAATCCAGCGCTCGGGCAGCGGCTGGGTGAACATCGCCGTGCTCTGCGCTGCGCCGTAGGCGTAATCGACGGTGAACGGCTCGGTGTACGGGCCACCCGACGTGGCATCCAGTACCACGAGCGAGCCGTGCTTGGCGTTGACGCTGTACTGGCTGGCAGGGAGCGTCTGGGGCGTTGCGTCGGAGTCCTGCACCTGCACGGCGGACACGTTTTGCATGGCCAGCGGGTACAGACTGCCCGGCGTGATCGGGTTGGGCAGCAGCTCGCCGGTCACGGTGCCGGGGGTGATCGTGGTCGTGGTGCCATAGAGCGCCAGCGCCAGATTGGTGGCGATCAGTTCTTCCAGCGTGCAGGCGAACTCGCCTTTCTTGGTCTTGATGAGCTGCAGGTCGGTCAGGCGCTGGCCCGACTGCGCTTCCTGGTGCTCGATGGTGTCCACCGACAACGACACCTTCAGCTCGGGCAAGTTGCCAACGAAGGTCAGTCCGGCCGGGTTGCCGAGGTCATCACGTGCGCCGATGTAGACGCGGCCTTGTCCGGAAAAGTAAGCCATGTTCAGTCTCCTTGGGTTGTGGTGCCGGACGTGGCATCACGGCGGGTGGGTTTGGAATCGGTGGCCGGGGTGGCCGCTTTGGCTGCGCCCTGCGCGATCAGCCAACGGCCACTGGCATCGGGCAGATCAAGGCGATCACCTACGGCGAGGCGCTTGCCTGCGTGGGTATGGGGTTTCAGTAGTTCGATTTGCATGGGTTCATCCTGTTTGGGTGAGGTCAATGGCGTGAGTGCGGTAGCGGATCTCGTAGCGGGCGGGCAGCGCGACAGCCCCGGCATCGGCGTCGTCGAACTCCCATTCGCAGTCGATCTCGCGCACCGCGATGGCCAGACCGCCCAGATTCGGGTCGGCCAGCAAGGCCGCGTGAGCCGCCACCAGCGCCACGTCAGCGACGTCGAAGGCATCCGCCCCGCGTGCCACCACGGCAAGCCGGACGATCAGCAACCGGTCGACCAGGTGGTTGGCGTGGGAGGTGATGCTGTCGCCATCGACGAACAGCAGCAGCGCAGGACTGGCCTCGCGGGTGACCGGCACGGCTGGCATGCGCAGCACCGGCACGGGTGCAATCGCAGACGACAGGCGTGCGACGACCTCCCGCAAGACGCGCTCGCGGACGGAGTTCATGATGGTTTCCTCAGAACTGGGAGAGCGAAGCGCGACGCTCGGTGCCGTCGCCGATGGCACGCACGTCGCGCACCTGAAAGGTGTTGCCTGCCACCTCGACCGTGTCCCCAACTGCCAGCGTCAGCCAGGACGCCGGGTAGTCGATCTGGTAGTCCCGCGACAGTGCAAAACCATCCAGCACGGTTTCGTCTGGGGCACGGAAGGCGCATTGCACGGTGGTGCCCGCCACCGTGACGGCGGTCAGGAGTCCGGCATTGCGGGCCGCTTCGTACAGCGTCGCGACATCCATCAGGCTGCAACGAGCTTGATCAGCACGCCCGGGCGGTGGCACATCGGCAGCGGGTTCGACTGCGTGTGCAGATCGGTGCCCCGGTCGAACTTGCGCGGCTCCTGCTTGGCATACAACGGCTGGCCGATGGTGTTCACGGTCTCGTTGAAGTCCGCAGGCGCGAAGTACGTGGCGAAGGTATCCACCGTGCCGACCGGGAAGGCATGGGCTTCCCCTGCGGCAATGAAGCGGCGCGACCCCAGCGTGCCGTCGGCCTGCACAAAGGACGCCTGGCCACGGTATTCCTCGAAGGTGATGCCGCTGTAGCTGAAGCCCGAGCGCATGTCGTTGATCAGCACTGCGCCCTGCTGCCAGTTCTGGTAGGCGGTCTTGACCTCCTTGTGGGTGGTCAGCGCCCGGAAGAACTCGGTCGAGCACAGCACATGCACACCGGTCGAGAACTCGCCGGTGAGTCCATCTTCCATGAGCCCCAGCAGTTCCAGGCAGGCAGTCTTGATTTGCCCGTTGTCGGCCGCCGTCGAAAACTCGAAGGACACCGATTGCGCAGTGATGTCGAACTCGTCGAACAGATCGACGAGCTCACTGCCATCAGCGTCGAGAATCTTGCCCTTGAGCGCCCCCATGCGCAGATGCTCCAGAGTGATCGCGTGCTTGTTGCGCATGGTCTCCAGATGGCGGGCCATGACACCGCCGATGGCTTCCATTTCGGTTTCGGAACCGAAGGCGCGCAGTCCTTGCACTTCCTCTGGCAGCACCACGTCGTCGTGGGGGATGTGCGGGATCACGAAGGATCGCAGGTTGCGCTTGCCACGTTCACCCACCGTGCCGAGCGAACCGGGCGCGCGGGTGGGCAGCAGGTTCAGACGACCGGCGTACTCCTCGACGATGATCTGCCGGGTGCGCACCGGCTTGGCCGGGAACAGGTTGAGTTGCTCCAGCCGCCCATAGCGGTTGGGCAGGAGGTTGATGGCGGCCGTCAGGCTGGCCATCGAGAAGCCGGGGTTTTCAAAAGGGTTCTGCATTTGGGATCTCCAGAAATGACGAAACCCGCCAGCGGCGGGTTTTGGGGGGAGTGAAATGGATCGTCGGGACGCAGTCAGGCGCTGTCGCGCACCAGCACCCCAAGGGCGGTGAGTTGGGCAACGACGGTTGCCTTCTGTGCAACCGTCAGACCGGTCGGCCAGACCAATGCGCCGCGCGCGACGATGGCGTGACGGGCGATCAGGATCGCGTCCTCACGGTCGATCAGCGTCGCATCGACGTCATTGCCGAGCACGCCAACGGCGGTTTCCGTGCCGTCCGAGGCGCTCGGGTCGAGGGCCTTGAGCTTGGCGGTAGTCGTTTCGCGGCCCACCACGGTGCCCAGCGACAGGTTCTGCGCGGCCGCGACGGTGTCCTGGTCACGCGAGTAGAGATTCGGCGCTTCGTACTTCAACAGGTCGCCGAGATTCTTGGGTTGAGAGACAGTGGGCATGGCTTACTCCTTGGCGGTGAGTTTCTTGACGGCAGCGACCACCGGACTGTTTTCCGGGTGCTGGCTGGTTCCTGCCTCGGCGGTGATGCGCGAGGCGATTTCGGGTTGGTCGGCACGGGCGTCGAGCAAGGCGCGACGCACCTGCGCTTCCGAGAAGCCTGCTGCGAGGAATTCCGCCGTGCGTTGGGACTGGCCCGCGATCAGGCACATCTCTGCAATGGCCTGTGCTTGGCCGCGCCCGCTGGCAAAGGACTGCGCCAGTGCGGCTTGGGCAGCAGGCGTCGGTTGCGAATCACTGTCGGTCTGCGGCTGGTCGCCCTGTGGGGCGGTGTCGGCCGGATCGCTCGGGTTTTCGTGGTCGTCTTTGGGGTCAGTCATGGTGTTCTCCAGGGTGAAAGGTTTGCTTCGGGGCGGGTTTGAGATGGCTTGCGTGGACAGGCTTCGCGGCGAGGCGCGGGCCACGCCGGGCTGCGCCAACCGCTGCTTGGCAGCCAACGCGTCGGTGAACTCGGTCATCACCGCATCAAACGGCATCACCGCGTCGGCGAGTCCCGCTGCCACCGCCTGCTCGCCGTAAAACAGCCCCGCCTCGGTGGCGCGCACGGCATCCGGATCGATTCCGCGCATCTGTCCGACCTGATTCACGAAGATGTCGTACAGGCGATCCACCTCGGTCTGCAACGCGGTGGTGGCCTGGGGGGTGAGTGGCTCGTGCGGGGAGAAATCGTTCTTGTGACTGCCCGCGAAGACAGCGGTGTAGTTCAGGCCGTCCTTGGCGTCCTTCACCGACTGGTCGACGTGCAGCGCGATCACGCCAATCGACCCGACGCCAGCGGTCTGCGACAGCGTCAGGCGCTGGCAGGCAGCCGCGATGGCAAAAGCCGCCGAGTACGCGGCATCGTTGGCATGCGCCCAGATCGGCTTGATGGTGCTGGCAGCGCGGATGCGCTCGGCCAACTCAAACACACCCGAGGCCTCGCCGCCGGGCGAGTCCAGATCGAGCAGGATGCCCGCCACCTGTGGGTCGGCCAGCGCGGCGTCCAGTCGGGCTTCGATCTCGCCGTAGGACATCAGGCCAGAGGCGGCTTCGATACCCATCGAACGTCTGACCAGCGTGCCGACCACCGGGATGACGGCAATACCCGCCTGACCCGATGTGGCGCTTTGGCGCGGCATGGGCAGCGGCATTGCCATGTCCAGATCGGGCAAGCCGATGCGGGAACCCAACACGGAGAGGATCACGTCGAGTTTGGGACGCGCAATGAGGAGCGGCGTCCCGTAGAGGCGGGACGCCAGATGAACGAGTTGCATGTCAGTTGTCCTGTTGGTCTTGCGGCACGGTCACCGTGGCGGCCGCATTCATGGGAGCGCCCAATGTCGATGGTTGGGGCGCTTTGTCGTGGCGCGGGTCGGAGTCAAAGACCAGACCGAGCGCATCGGCGCGCTGGTTGTCGGCGGCGATCTCGCGGTCGATGTCCTCGGCGTCGTAGCCGAAGGCCGAGATGGCTTCCGAGCGAGACAGCAGCCCGGCGCGAATGGCGGTCAGCATCGCGACGAATTCCTTCTTGGGATCGACCCACTGCCAACCCTGTGGAATCCATTTGGCCGCGAAGTAGTCGCGCTTCTTCTCGGTGAACTGCGGCAGCGCCAGTGCGCCTTCAAGTAGCGCTTGCTCCATCCAGGCACGCCAGATCGGGCGGCACAGCTGGTGGACGATCACGCCGTGCTGGATGGCCTCACAGCGGCGGCGAAACTCCAGCAGCCCGGCCCGGATCGACGAGTAGTTCACTTGCGTCAGATCGCCGGTCAGCATCTCGTAGGTGATGCCCATCGCCGCTGCCACCGCCCGGAACTGCATGCGCAGGAATTCGGCGTAGCTCGCGCCAACGTCGGCAGGCTGACTGAACTTCACGTCCTCGCCGGGCTCCAGGATCTGCATCGTGCCCGGCTCGAGTCCGGCCAATGCCGCTCCGCTGGCATCCGGCAAGCTTTCACCCATCAGGTTGTCCTCGGGGGACAGGCGCGTGATGAAGCCCGCGAACATCGCGGCGGTCTTCTTGCGCACGAGCTCGGCGTCGTCGTACTGGTCGAGTTCGTTGAGCTTGACCAGTGCGCGCGCCAGCCACGGTTCGCCCCGGATCTGTCCGGGCCGCAAGGGACGAAACAGGTGGATGATTTCGCTGGCCGGGACACGCACTGTGTCGAGACCACCCACCACGCCACCGGTGCCTGACATCGGGGCCAGTGAGCCATCACCCGGATGCGAGCGATACAGGTGGTAAGCCACCCGCCGTCCGAGCTTGTCGAACTCGATGCCCGCACGGATGACGTTTCCGGAAGCCAACTCCTGATTCAGCGTGGCTGGCAGGTGTTCGGGTTCGAGCAACTGCAGTTGCAAGCCCACCGGCAGCCCATCCTCCGGGCGGCGATAGCGGAGCCGCACCAGACACTCCCCGCCTTCGAGCATTGCACGACAGGCCAAGGACTGCAGGCCGTAAAAATCGGTCAGTCCGGCGGCATCGGCCTCCTCGCACCAGTCCCACCACAGGCTGTGGATCGCTTCGCGCAGGGGCTGATCGGCCAGCATGCTCTGCGGCTTGATGCCGGTGCCGATGGCGTTCGAGACAAAAGCCTCGACGCCTGCCGCTGCCCAGGCATTGCGGCGTACCAGATCGCGGCTCTTGGCGCGCAATTCGTTCTGGGTGAACGCCAGTGCTGCGACTGCACCGGGATTGCCGACCTGCCACGCCAATGCGCGACGGCCGCCACCGATACCGTCATAGAACGGGGTGCTGCCAAGCAGACTCATGCCGACGCGTCTACGCATTCGGTCAAACCATTGCATGTTCAGAACCCTTTGCCGGTGGTGACCCGGATCTGGCGTGGCGCACCGGGCCACAGGCCGGTGTCCACGGCCTGCTCGAAGAGGTCGCGCTTCACCGCCGCAATGGCGGCCTGGAGTTCATCGACGCTGCGGTACTCGACGGTCTTGTCGCCGAAAGTCACGCGTTTCTCGCCCTTGACCAGCGCGGCTTCCAGTGCGTCGAGGTGTGCTTGTGTGTAGGCCATCAGCGGAACACCGTGAGGTTGATTTCTGAGGAATCGTCGAACGATGCGGACGTGGTGGCGCAACTGATGTCGACGAACTGGACGGTCTTCTGGTCTGTGCTGGATCGCACGATGGCGATGCGCTGCGTGCCGCTGTTGGTGCTGCTGCGGGCAAGCGCCGTCCAACAGTAGTTGGTGTCCGGCATGGCGACGGCGAAGGTCACGCGGTAGCGGCCAGCCGCCGTCCGGGTCACGCTGGCCACGTTGTGCGATGCACGCACGACGACCTGCGTGCCGACATAGCCGAAACACACCCATGCCCGGGCCACGCCGGGGTGGGTTGCGTCGATCTTGGTCTTGACCTCGAGTCCGACACGATTGGCCAGCGCACTGATGCGCGATGCGAGGCTCATCAGACCAGCGCACCCACAAAGACAGCGACGAAATCGGTGTCGGTGTTGCCGACATCGGTGGCTGCGACAGCGCCGATGTTGCTGCGCGCCTGAATTTGTTCAGCAACAGTCAGCGACTGCGCGGCATCGAAGCGCACGCGGTTGTTGACGGCGGCGAGCAGCGCATCCAGGCCACTGGTGCCGTTCTGCAGCAGTTGCTGGATTTCCACCAGCGTGTCGTAGGCGGCATCGGCACCGCCCAAGATTTCGGTCTTGAGCGCATCGAGCAGCGAGACGATCTTGTTGGACGAGTACGTGGTCGTGGCCGCGACGTGCGCATCGTCGATTACCGCCGACGACACCACGGCGGCTTTCAGTTCGTTGATGGCCGCGACCAGATTTGACTTGTCGGTGGTGGTGAGGTTGGCCAGGTTGCCTGCCTTGGCACGGACGTCGTTGAATTCCTGCGCGACGCGGATGACCAGGCTTTCGATACGGGTAGCAAGACTCATGTTTTCTCCTTGAGGTGTCAGGACAGCCAGCGGCTTTTGATCACGCGCCGACCGGTGTTACGGTTGCCAGAAACAGCGAGGCCACCGCGTTGGGTGGCCTCGTTGATCGATTCAGTAGGTGTTTCAAGGGCTGGCGGACTGGCCAGCCCCAGTTGTCGCTCCAGTTCCCGCCAGTGACGTTCCTCGAAGCGATCCAGACCCGCCGCCGATGCAGCCGCGCGGGCGTAGACGTAGCAGTCGAGCGCCTCATTGCGCTCACGCATCTTTTGCCACTCGCGCACCGGAAATCCGTTGCGGTTGCGGCGGGTGGTCAGTTGCTCGGCGCAGAGTTGCTGGATGAACTCAGCGTCGATCTTGGGCAGATGGACGAACCCGGCCGGGAACACCGTGGTCAATCCGTCCTCGCCAACATCTGCGCTCTTGCGCAGGTTGTTGTAGAACTCGAGCTTGGCGATGCCGCCCGCCACCGCGAACACCTTGATACCCCGGCGCAGTTTCTTGCCGCCTTGCGTCATATCGACCGCCGTCGGGGTGCCGATCAAGGCTGCACCACGTGCCACGCCCTTGACTGCCATCACGCGCGGATCGCGGCAGGCCCGCACGAAGGCGTATGCCTCTTGCGTGGCAAAGCCGGTATCCAGTGCAAAGCGTGCCAGCGGTAGTGCCGCTCCCGAGGCGTGCGTCCAGGATTCGGTGAGCAGTTCGGCCAGACGCTTCCAGACGCTGTCCCGCGCCGTGTCACCCATCAGCACGCGGTGCTCGATGAGCCATGATTCCTTGCCGCGCCCAAACGCCCATACTGACGCCTCGATGCGATCCTTCTGCACGTCGGCACCGCCGACCAGCAGCAGGCCACCCTCGGGCACGCTGCCCAGCCGATAGTCCTCGCGCCGTTCGACCAGCCGTTGCCAGTCCGGCGCTTCGCCTTCCTCGACCCACGTCTCGCCCAGTTCCGTGTTCTTGAAGGTCTTGATGGCCGCTGCCGATCCGGATTCCTTGCTCACGGCGGCCTCCCACGCGGCGGCGATCTCGCGCCACGACCGCCAGCCCACCGGGCTGTACAACGACGACAGGTGAAAGCCCGCCGTCTTGCCCTCGGCCATCGCACGCCACTCGCCGTTTTCCAGCATCCACGTCTTGTGGTGCTCGGCAATCGCCGTGTCGCAGGCCTCGCAGATATAGGCAGCCGTTTCCGGTTGCCCTTTGTCCCAGCGTAGCTGCTCGAAGCGCAGCCACTGCCGGTGCGAACAATGCGGGCACGGCACGAAGTAGCGGCGTTGGTCGCTGGTCTCGTACTCGCGCTCGATGCTCGACGCGCCGGAGATGGTTGGAGTGGATACGATGAAGATCTTGCGCCGCGCAAAGGTGCGCGTGCGCGCCTCGGCCAGCGAGATCGCATCGCCTTCGCCCTCGACGTCCAGCGGGTAGCCGTCCACTTCGTCCAGGAACAGATAGCGCACCGGCATCGAACGCAGGCCTACCGCGCTGTTGGCACCGGTCATCACCAGCACGCCGCCCCGGAACTCCTTGGCCAGAATCGTGTTACCCGAATCGCGCGAACGCGCTGGCGCGATCAGTTCCGCCAGCGCCGGAGACTCCTCGATCAGCGGGTCGATGCGCTGCTTGGAATTGCGCTTGGCCATTTCCACCGTCGGCCACACCGCCATCATCGGCCCCGGCGCGTGGTGGATCACATAGCCGATCCAGTTGCTGCCCATCTCGGTCGCGCCCAGCTGCGCGGCCTTCATGAACACCACGCGTTCGATGGGCGACGTTGGCGACAGGCAATCCATGATCGACTTCAGGTACGGCGTGCGGCTGGTGCGCCAGCGTCCCGGCTCGGCGGAGGCCTTGCTGGACAGCATCCGGTGCCGATCCGACCATTCGGACACGGTAAGCAGCGGATCGGGCGTCAACCCTTCGCGCCACGCCCGCTCGATCTCCTGCGCGCCTTCGTAGTCATCCATCATTAGTCCACACGCGGGCGTAGTTCGCCCAGTTCAATCAGGTGCTCGCGCACGGCGGCCTCCAGCGTCACATGCATCGTGTGCGGGTCGACCCCGAGCTGGGAGGCCATCTGCCCGGAGATGCGCGCAGGCCAGTTCAGCCAGGCATCGCGTTCGATGCGCGCGAGCTTGAACACCTGCGCCACGGCCTTGGCGCGGTCGACCAGTTCTTCCTTTTTCTCGGCCAGCTCCACCTGCTTGAGCTTGGCCTTGAGCACTTCGTTGACGGTACGCGCCTGCAACAGCGAGGTGCCGCCGGTCGACAGCGGCGGCACACCCGCGTCCGGCGTGTCGCGTGGCGGCGGCGGTGCTTTTGCAGCGGCTGCTTGCTCGGTGCGCGCCTTCGAAGCGCTGGCTGGTTCTGCCGTGGTGGCCTTGCGCGGCTGCAGGGTGTTTTGTGCCCACTGCGCGTCGGCAACCTCCGGATCAATCGTGCCGTCTGGCAGTGCGGAAATCCGCCCGGTGTCGATGGCCTTTTTCACGGCCACGTGCGACACGCCACGGTGGCGCGCGTAGGCGCGAATCGAGAGTCCCATCGTCACCTTCTTCAATCATTTGTTCGTCGTTTCCCTGCAATCAGCTTGGCTTCAATCGGGAACAGCGCGTTCATCACGTCACGCCAACCACATCCCGAAAGGAACACGCCATGAACCAGATCGACACCATCCTCACCTTGATCGCCCAGAAGCATCTCGGCATCGACACTCTGCAAACCCGCCACACCGACAGCCTGGACTTCCACGACACGGCGGTGTGGTGCCTCCGGGACGCGCTGGAAGCGGCCTTCAAGGCGGGCATCGAGGTGGGCGTTTCGCTGCCCGCGCCCACGGAAGCGGAAATCGCCAAGGACTGATCGCAAGCCAACGAAGTCAAGCGCCAATCACGATCAGAAAGCGCTTGGCTTCACCGCGCAGCAGCGCGTTCATCACATCGTCAACCACCACCTGCAAAGGAGCAGCAAATGACCACGACCCAACTGACCCCAGCCCAGCACGCCATCCTCGCCAAGGCCATCAACACCAGCGGCGGCAAGATCGAATGGTTCCCCGACAACATCAAAGGCGGCGCACGCAAGAAGGTGCTCGACGGGATGTTCAACCGCGCCCTGATTACGCCCGACGGCGATGGCTGGCGCGTCGCCGCCGAGGGCTATGACGCCTTGGGTATGAAACGCCCGGAACTCCCGCAGCCGACCTCGGCATTCGAGGACGAACTGGACAAGATCATCACCAACGCGGAAGCCCAGTGGCAGCAGGAAGCCAAGCCAACTCCCCGCACCCGCGAGAACAGCAAGCAGGCCGAAGTCGTGCGGATGCTTCAGCGCCCCGAGGGCGCAACCATCAGCCAGATCTGCGCGGCCACCGGCTGGCAGGCGCACACGGTGCGCGGCACCTTCGCCGGAGCCTTCAAGAAAAAACTCGGCCTGACCATCACTTCGGACAAGGCCCAAGGCAGCGAGCGGGTCTACCGCATCGCCTGAAGAAAGATCGAGAAAGAAGCCAAGAACAGCTTGGCTTCTCCATCACCCAGCGCGTTACTACGGGTGTCGCAACGATCAACCCGAAGGAGCCAACGATGACCACCACCAACCCGATGCCCGCCACCCAGAACGATGCCTGGGGATTTTTTGGCACGATGGATGAGCACGCCGCCGCAGCCTGGCCGCTGGCGATGAACGCCATTTCCGACGCCACCGGCCAGCCCCTCGACTCGGTGCGCATCTTCCTTGACAGCCGCCACGGTCGCCACTTTGCCGACGACGTGCAGAACGGGCTTTTCGATGGCAAGAACCTGCAGGACGCCATCGACGCCGCCAACGCCCGCTGGATGGGCTGGACGATTGGCCGCCAGACCAGCAAGGCCTACGGCATCCCACGCGGCCTCCCTTACCTGACGGGCTTTGTGATCCACTGCGAGATCAGCGACGAGATGGCCGCCTGATGAAAGCGCCCGCCACCGAACGGGAGCAGGCGCTGCGTTGGCTGATTGCCAACCGGCGTCCCGACGTTTCCATCGAGCAGGCCGTGCGCGTGATGTGCGCCGCGCTTCCGCGCGATCTGGCGACGATGCAAATCCTGCGGCGAATCGCCGAGGATGAGGAAGCCAAGCAGCCCACATCCAAATTCAACTGGCGTACACCTCCGGTTCTGCCGCCTCGCGGGTAGCCTGCTTGCCGGTGAACTCCTCCCACCGGCGCACGATCACATCCACGTACTTCGGATCGAGTTCGATCAGCCGCGCCTCGCGGCCTGATTTTTCCGCAGCGATCAGCGTCGTGCCGGAGCCGCCAAAGGGATCGAGCACCACGTTGCCGGGGCGGCTCGAATTGCGGATCGCACGCTCGACCAGTTCCACCGGCTTCATCGTCGGGTGCAGGTCGTTCTTCTGCGGCTTTTTGATGTTCCAGACGTCGCCCTGATCGCGGTCGCCGCACCAATGGCGTGTCGCTCCCTCGGGCCAGCCATAGAGGATCGGCTCGTACTGGCGCTGGTAGTCGGCACGGCCCAGCGTGAAGGTGTTCTTGGCCCAGATGATGAAGGTAGACCACTTGCCACCGGCGGCGCGGAACGCGGCCTGCAGAGTGTCGAGTTCGCTGGACGACATCGCCACGTAGATGCCGCCCCGGCAATGCACCACCGTCTGGGTCAACGCCGCTAGCAGGAAGTCGTAGAAGCCGTCGCCGAGGTTGTCGTTGAGGATCGCGCGATCCTTGCCGCGCATCTTGTCCTTGGCGCTGTTGGCGTAATTCACGTTGTACGGCGGGTCGGTGAAGACCATGTCCACCGGCGAGCCCTGCAGCAAAGCGTCGTAGCTCGCCGCCACGGTGGCATCGCCGCAAAGAAGCCGGTGCGGGCCGAGCTGCCAGATATCACCGGGCCGCGACACCGGCGTCTCGTTGACCTCGGGCACCGCGTCCTCGTCGGTCTGGCCTTCGTTGTCCGGCTCGTCACCCGCCATCAGTTCCGCCAGGGCGTCGGCGTCGAAGCCGGTGATGTCCAGATCGAAACCTTCGACCTGCAGGGCTTCGAGTTCGATGCGCAGCATCGCCTCGTCCCATCCCGCGTTCTCGGCAATGCGGTTGTCCGCGATCACCAGGGCGCGGCGCTGCGTGGGTGTCAGGTGATCAAGTACGACAACCGGCACGATTTCCAACCCGAGCTTCTGCGCAGCGGCGAGCCGCCCGTGGCCTGCGACGATGATGCCGTCGCTTCCGGCCAGGATCGGATTGGTGAATCCAAATTCCGCGATGCTGGCGGCGATCTGCGCCACCTGATCATCCGAGTGGGTGCGCGCGTTGCGGGCGTAAGGCAGCAGCTTGGCGGTCGGCCACTGTTCGATCTTGTCGGCCAGCCAGTTCATGCCGCCACCTCGTTTTTCGATTCACGCTCGGCGGCGATCTGCTCAAAGGACTGGCCGGTGGCGAGCAAGGTCACCGACACGCCGAGATAGTTCTGCTGGAAACGCTTGATGGCCACGTCCACATACTCCGGCGCGATTTCGACACTGCGGCAGATGCGGCCCGTGCGCTCGGACGCCAGCATTGTCGTGCCGCTGCCGCCGAAGGGTTCGAACACGATGTCGCCCGCATCGGTGTAGGCCTCGATGGCGAACTCGGGCAGCGCCACCGGAAACACAGCGGGGTGGTCAATGTCCTGACCGATCTTGCCCTTGTGACGCATCACGCGGATCACGCTGTCTGGGATGCGGGTGTCCTGCGTCGGCTGGCCCTTGTGCGTCCAGCCGCCGACTTCGCCGTCCTTGCCGCGCATCGCCGTGGACGACCCATCGGCGCGCAGGTGCGATTCCTGGCCTGCGTGTTTGCATGGCACGGTCTTGTGCGGCTTGCGGCTCTCACGGTTGAAGTGGAAAACGAACTCGAAGCTCGGAGCCAGTCGGCCCTGCCAGTCGCCGGGCATCCCCGGCCCCTGATCCCATACGTACCATGCAAAGCGCCGCCAGCCCTGTTGACGCATCCACGACAGCCAGCCGTCCCAATACGGGATGACTTCGTTGTCGCGGTGGATCAGGCCGAGGTTGACCAGCACCTGAGCGTCAGCGGTCATCGGCAGGTGCGCGAACACGCCGCGCATCAGGCCATCCCAATCGGTGATGCCGCCCGAGGTGTAGTCGCGCTGGTTGCCGTAGGGTGGCGAGGTGAAACACAGCCGCGCCACGTCGCCATGCATCAGCGCTGCGACCACGCTGGCATCGGTGGCGTCGCCGCAGATCAGGCGGTGTGCGCCGAGCTGCCAAACGTCGCCCGGGCGTGACACCGGCACTGCCGGAGCATTCGGCACGTCGTCAGCATCATCGGGTTCGTCATCACCTTCCGCGTCCTGCTGTTCCTGCTCGTCGGCAGAGGCGGCATCGGCCAGCAGCGCGTCGATCTCGAAATGCTCGAAACCGGTCAGCGCCAGTTCGTATCCGGCCTCGGAAAGCTCAGCCACTTCCAGCGCCAGCATTTCCTCATCCCAGCCCGCGTCGAGCGCCAGCCGGTTGTCGGCAATTACCAGCGCGCGCTTTTGCGCGACGGTCAGATGCGCCAGTTCGATCACCGGCACCTGATCCAGCCCCAGCTTGCGGGCGGCGGCCAGACGCCCGTGCCCGGCGATGATGCCGCTGTCGCCGTCCACCAACACCGGATTCGTCCAGCCGTACTCGACGATGCTGGCCGCGATCTTGGCGATCTGCGCCTCGGAATGCGTGCGCGGATTGCGGGCGTAGGGAATCAGCGCCTCGACCTTGCGGTACTCGACGTTGAGCGTGTTCAAAGTGGATGCCTCAAAAACAAAACCCGCCGACGGAAAACCGTGGGCGGGCTGGATGGTGGAAACCGGACGGGGTGGTAACTGCGCTGCGGGGTGGTAACCGGGGCCGGTAACCGCGCCGGGTGGTAACCAGTTTTTGCGGCCTGACGCTAAAAAAGCGTCGCGCTCGCGCCCCCCGCATGGGAGTTTGGCCAGGAAGGACCCCTTTTGCCTTGGGCCACTTCCTGTGCCGTCACCGCTGTCCAGAAGATAGCTGAAATACTACCCCCGACTGGGCTGTTTTGTTGCATGCCTGCCGGGCCTCGAAACGGACAAGCAAGGCAAGGCGAGGACAAACGCGGCAAGCATTACCCTAAATTGCCCACGTTTTTGGACGGCGGCCGCACGCCTTCGCCGTTGAGGTTCGTCGCCACGATCTCCAGTGCCCGCTGCCAGCGTCGCCACGCCGTGCTGCGGTCGCAGGCAAAGCGGATGGTGATGTCCCGCCAGCCGTAGCGCTTGGCGCGCATCCACACCAGATGGCGCTGCTCGACCTCCAGCCATTGCACCCAGCGCATCGTCTCCAGCATCCGGTCGATGGCGTCCGGCGTGGGCGGGAACGGTCGGTAAACCTTCTCGTCGGCGGAAAACGACTCCCACTCCTTGCGCACAAAGGCAGGCCAGCAGTTGAAGTAGCCCTGCACGCGTACGGGTGGCAGGCGGCGTCCGGTGCTGGCCGCCTCCTCGAAGCGGGCGGCCACGCCCTCAATCGTCCAAGGGTTGTGACGGTCAGCCATGGCGTCGCCCTCCATTGCCGTAGAGGCGTTCACCGATCTGGCGCACCAACTCGCGCTCCATCCAGTCCAGACGCTCGTCGTCAGCATTGACGACGAGGATGTGCTGGTCGCGCCAGCCGCGTTGCTTGATGACATCCACGTCCTGAACTTCCGGCTGCAACCTGCCCAGCGGGCAGCGGTATTGGGGTGTCGGGATCTTCATCTCACACCTCCCGTTCCAATGCGTGCTGTGCGATGGCCCAGTGCAGCAGGGCCAGGGCATCGGCTTCGTTGTCATCGACCGGGGCATGACCACGGGCGCGGGCGGATGCCACCATCTCATCCTTGCTGGCATTGCCCTTGCCGGTGGCGTACTTCTTGATCGTGCCGACCGGCACGCCCTGATACGGGATCTGGTGGTGCTCGCACCACGCGGTGAGCGTTGCCAAAAAACCGCCGTAGGCGTGCGCCGCGTCGGTCGAGACGTGGCGGCGTACTTCCTCAAAGTGCAGGCAGTCGATGCCGTCGCAGGACTGCTTGATCTCGGTGAGCCAGCGTTTGAAGCGCAGGAAGCGCATGCCTCCGCCTTCGAAGCGTTGCGGTTTGAAGCTCTCCGAGCCGCTGGTGATGTGGCCGTCGCAGCCTTGCAGCGCCCAGCCGGTGGTGGTGCCCAGATCGAGGGCGAGGATGGTGGTGGTCATAGTGTCAGTCCTTGTTTTGGTCTGGCCTGACGGATCGGACGGGTCTTATCGAAACCACCCATGAGGTGCGCGCACACGCGCACGCGTAGGAGTTACGACGTAGTCCGTCCGATCCGTCAGACGCGGTCATTTCAGTTGTCGGCGTAAGGGGTGTAGGCAGGTGCTGGCGGGTACTTCAGGCCAAGACCCTGAAACCCACGCAGCCCCATGCCGTTGCGCCATTTGTCCAAGCCACGGGTGAGCAGCAGGTCGGCAAAGCGCTTCTGCGAGCCCGTGAATTCCCCGGCAGCCTCGGCCCACTGTTTCCAGTCGTTGAACAGCTCGGCAGTCAGCGATTTGGCGTTGGCCTCACGCACACAGCGCTCGTCCAGCCAACGGCCCAGCGCGTCCTCGGCCTCGAAATACTCCTCGGTGGCTTCGACCACGCGCTGCGGCGGATCGAGCCGCCCGTGGCGTTGCCAGTCGAGACAGCCCTGCACGGCCCACGCGAGGATGCCGTCGCGCTCGGCCAGCAATTTCTGCTGCAGATGCTTGTCACGGCGTTCGGGCGGCACGGTGATCGTGAAGGGGATCAGATGCAGTCGCCGCTTCATCGCCTCGTCGATGTTGCGGATGGCGGGCTTGTGGTTGCCAGCCACGAACAACTTGAATTGCGGGAAGAACTCGAAGAAATCCTGGCGCATGAAGCGCGCGGAGATCTTGTCGCCCCCGGTGAGGTTCTTGACCTTGGATTCCGCCCAGCGCCGTCCCTGTTCGGTTTCGATGGCCGCCACGAAGCGGGCACCACGCAGGCCCGCCATGTCGGTCGGGTGCCGGTCAGTGCGCGTTTCCATGAAGGTGTCCATCGGCGCATTGGTGGCGTAGTCACCCAGGATGGTGGCCAGCGTGTTCACGAACACCGATTTGCCGTTCGCGCCCGTGCCGTACAGGAAGAACAGCGCATGCTCCTGCGTCGAGCCGGTCAGCGCGTAGCCGACCATACGTTGCAGATAGGCCTGCAATGCCTTGTCGCCGCCTGTTACCTCGTCGATGAACTGCAACCAGATCGGGCAGTCGCCATCGGGCGTTGCCGTGGTGATCTTGGTCATCCGGTCGGCACGCTCGTGCGGACGCTGCCTGCCGGTCTTGAGATCGACCACGCCGCCCGGGGTGTTGAGCAGCCACGGATCGGCATCCCATTCGTCGGTGGTGGCCGCGTGCCTACGGTCCGCCCGCGCCGGCCGTTCCACTCCACTGACCGTTCCCGAGCTGGCCAGCTTGGCGGCAACCTTGGGGTTGTCGGCACGCACGGCGGTCTGGCGGCAGACGCTGCGGATCAGATCGGTCGCCGCCAGGGTGTCCTCGGTGCGCCAGCGCTGCCCGTCCCACACCAGCCAGCGACCCCACGCGGCCACATAGCGCCAGTCGCGGTGGTAGCGGCGGGTGAAGGCCAGTGCCAGCGCATCTTCGGTGCCCCAGACGGATTCGTCGCTGCCAGCAACGGGTTCATCGGTGTCGGCCAGGTCATGCATTTGCAGACGCGGGCCGTGGGAGAGGAAGGTGGCGACATCGAAGCCTTCGGCAATGGCGTCCGCCGCATCCCAGCCCTCCGGGGCATCCTCGGGTGGATACAGGATGTGGCAGGACTTGGCACCTGCTGTCAGCACGACCTGCGCCGCCTGCGCTGCGTATTCCCAGCCCGGCTTGTCACGGTCGGGCCAGATCAGCACGGCCTTGCCAGACAGCGGCGACCAGTCGGTTTTGTCGACCGGAGCGTTCGCGCCGTGCATCGCCGTGGTGGCCGTGACGCCGAAGTCGATCAGCGCCTGCGCGCATTTCTCGCCTTCCACCAGCACCACCTGCGCGCTACTCGTCATGCCCGGCTGGTTGTACAGCGGACGCGGATCGGGCGGTGCCATCTTGTGCCGCTTGGCATCCCATGGGCGGAACTGCTTCTTGCCCCCGGGCGGGTCATAGCGATACACGACGGCGATCAGTTTTCCAGTGGCGTCGAGGTAGTCCCATTTGGCTGTGGCCGGGCCGAGGTCATCGACAGGCGCTGCCTGCTTCTTGCCCTTGCGTACCGGCGCGGAACGCGCACGCCCAAGCAGGTCGGCGGAGGCGTCCAGCACACGCGGAAAGTCGTGGGTCACATCGATGCCGAAGTGATTGCCTATCAGCGCGTACACATCACCGCCGGAATCATCGGCGCGATCCGTCCACAGGCCTGCCTTCTCGCCGTCGAGCACCACCTCGAGGCTGTCGCCCGGGCTGCCCAGCACATCGCCGATCAGGAACTTGCCCCGGCGCTTTTTGCCTGCCGGGAACAGCGTGAACAGCACGGACTCGAGGCACGCCAGCAAATCGGCGCGCAGTGCTTCGCGTTCGGCGTCGCTGAGGGTGCGGCGGTTGTTCTCGGGCGGTGGCGCAATGTCGTTGAAGTCGAGTGTCATTCGACCTCCTCGGCGGCAGCATCCACCTCGTATTCAGTACGGCCTTGGACTGCGGCACTGCGAGCTGCCCACGCAGAAAGCTCGGACAGCCGATAGCGCACCAGACCACCCATCAGGTAATGCGGGATGCGGTACTTGCTGCGCATCGCGTGGTCGGCAAACCAGTAGTACGGCAGGCGCAGCGCGGCCGCTGCCTGCTTGGCGTCGATCATCGGCTCGACGCTTTGGGCCGGTGTTGAGTGATCGGTCATGCTTGCGTCCTCCAGCAGCGGTCTTGCCACGCGCACATCCGGCATTCGAAGTGGGTCGGGTCATGGAAGGCGCGTGGCAGCAGTTCGCCTGCCTCGGTGGCCGAGATGACCTTCGCCGCCCGATCCGACATGCGCTGGGCCAGCGCCGCGTCAAAGGGTACGAGCTCGGTGTAGATCTCCATCGTGTCGGCGTTGAGCGCCGTGAAGATCGCCGGGTGCTCGTGCAGTTCGAGATAGGCTTGGTAGATCGCCACTTGCGCGGCATAGATGGGCTTGGAGATGGCCAGTCCCTTTTTCTCCAGATCGCTCCAGGACTTGTTGCCCAAGCATTTGCATTCCCACAGCGCCGGATAGGCAAAGCTCTCGGGGCCGCCGACGATGACGCCATCGACGTGTCCCTGCAGGCGGCCATCGGCCACCGAGAAACCGAACTGCTCGCCATCAGGTTTGCGGGTGCGCAGATCAAACCCTGCATTCCGCAACCACGCGACCATGCAGTCCTCCATCACATGGCCGCGCTCGAAGATGCGCAGAATCCGGCCCTGCACATCCCGCCCGTGGTCGATGGGAGCCTTGGCGTACTCGAACTGCAGTGCACGCTCGCAAGCCACCCCGAGGCGCGAGGCCCCGAGGTACTGGCGCTCGGACTGGTGGGCGCGGGTTTGTTGCATTCCGGCATCGACCAGCGCGGTGAGCTGGCCAGAGAGGCTCGAAGATGAGTTGAAATCCAGCATCACGGTCTCCTCAGAACGGAATGTCATCGTCGAAATCGACGAAGGGATTGGCGGCATCGGGTGCCAGCGGATCGGGCGTGGGCGGCAAGCCCCGCACGGGCGGGAACTTGGTGGCCTCGTGATGCGCGGCCATCGCCTCCGTGTAGCAGGTGACGATGGCGTCGATGACGCGCAGCGCCTCTGCCTCGGCGTAGTCGCCCAGTGGCTTGGCAAAACCGATCTCGCCTGCCGCCGCGCCGAAGGCCTTGAGGCACTGGCGCATGGCGGCCCGTTCGACATCAGATGGATCGATCATGGCGACCTCCGTCCTGTCGATGCGCCCGTCCTTGGCGCGCTGCCAGTTGCCGTACATCTGGTGAAAAATGTCCTGACAGCGACGCGAGCAGAACACCCAATCGTGCACGTAGCGGCGCGGGTCGGCGGTCTTGAAGCGACCGTCCGAGTGGCCGTAGCCGCGTGCCTGTCGTTTGCAGACCCAGCATTTCATGGCGTACATCCCTGTACGCCACCCTGCGGGCGGCCTGCGGCCGTGCAAATTGGTTCCTGACCATTTGTCATTACCTCCCTCACTGCGCCCACGACGGTTTGCCCGTCACGGGTGCGCGTTGCGGAGCGGGTGCCGGGGCTTGATAGGCCGGTGCAGCCACCTGCGCCGGAGCGCCGGAATTGCCACCGCCCGTGGCCTTGGGCGGTACGCCCATGAACTTGGCGTAGTCGGGGTGATCGGGCTCGACGGCGACCTTGACCACGTTGCGATCCAGACCCTTGCCGTCCTTCTCAATGTCGACGCGGGCGAGGAACTCCAAGCCATCCAGTTCGTGGAAGCCCTGGATACGGCGTGCGGCGGCGGCCTGCGGGCTGTTGTCCTGCGGATGGACGTTGCGGGCGCTGTTGAGCGCGGCGCGAATGAAGGTGCGCCCCATCTGGCCCCAGGTCGGGCCTTTCTGCGAGTGCAGGCCGATGTTCGACCACATCTTGCGTTTGGCGTGATCGCCCGCCGTGACCACGAATTCGGCGGCGAGATAGACGGAGCCGGTGTCGAAGGACTGGGTGGCATAGCCGCCGCCCCAGCCTTGGCTGACGTCGTCATAACCGCCAGGCTTGAGGGTCATGCGCACCGGCACGATTGCGCCCTTGGGGATCAGGTCAAAGCCGGACTGCTGTTGTTCGGCGTCGTTGAAGTCGTTCCAGTTGTTCTGCGTGGTCATGGTGGTTATTCCTTGGATTCGATGGATGCGGGGATGGCGGCGCTGGCGGGCGTGCCGGATGGCGTGGAGAGGCCCGCGCACTTGGCGATCAGCGCGCCGAGATCAGGGGGTTCGAGCGGGTCGAGGCGACCGCTGCGGTCTTTGGCCGGAAAGCCGTAGGAGTTGACGGTGTGGGTGACGAAGGCGCGGTAGGCGCTGCCGTCCTCGGCCTTGATCTCGGCCAGCGTCACCACCTCATCGACGATGCCGGGCAATTCGAGGCTGGTCTTGCTGCCCTCTATCTGCGGCACGAACACCTTGCGGTTGTAGTCATCGAGGCGCTCATCGAGGATGGCGACGAACACCACGTTCTTGCCGCGTGCGTGCTGCAGGTGGGTCAGCGCGCCGATCATTTCCTGGCCGAGCAGGCCGTAGGCCGCACGCAGATCCGGCTTGCCGGAGCGGTCGCTGACGGCACCCGGCTGCGTCTTGCACCACGCGAAACACTGGCGCGACAGCTGGGTGATCGAGTCGAGAAAGAAGGTCTGGTAGCGGCCCAGCTGCGCCGGGTCACCGAACTTCTCGACGACGTGAGCGAAATGCGCCTGCGAGAACGCCGACTCCGGCGGCAGCGACTTGTCCGGGCCCGCGAGGAACACGAAGAAGTCGCGGCTCTCGGGCCAGGACGCCGGACGGATGGTGTCGCCCGGCCAATCGGCCACGGCCAGATCACCGGCCTCGATGTCGAGGAACAAGGTGGTGGCGGGGTCGAGATCTTTGAGTCGGGTGGTCTTGCCGATGCCGGACTTGCCAAGCATCAGGAGCTTGACGCCCTTGCGCTCGGCCATGCGCTGCTGCGCGGAGATGATGGGAAGGCTCATCACGCGGCCTCCTTCAGCTCGTCGGCAACCGCCGGGTTCCAGAGGATCTGGTAGCCGCTGTGGCCGTTGCGCGAGTACGGCATGGCTTCGGCCCATGCTTCACCAGCCTCGGTCAGTTCCCATTCGTCGCGGTCGTTGCGAAACTGGAAGCCGCCTGCCGCCAGCATCTGGTTGGTGGCCTTGGCCGAACGGTTCAGCAGCTTGCCGAGCTGGGTGGCATTGAGCGCGCAGATCGGCTCATTGGCCGACGGCAGCGCACGGCGCAGCACCTCGGTGGTGATGCCGGTGTTCTCCTGAATGCATGTGAGCGTTGCCGCTGCGGCGATGCCCGGCTTCACGCCCGGCACCTTCGCTACAGCCTCGCCGATCAGCAGGATTGCGGACACGCGGTCGTGGGTCGGCGCGGGCAAGGCCGCCAGCGCACCGGGGGCGGCGTAGCTGCCGGTCTTGCGGATCGCGGGCAGCACTTCACTGGTGAGCCAACGCTTGAAACGCTTGGCGGCATCCTTGGTGCTGCCGAGGATCAGGGCGTAGAGGCCAGACTCGTTGACATGGTTGGCGCGCTGCGTGCGGCCGAGGTTGTCGATGACCTCCAATTTCTGGAGATCATCACCATCGACGTGGGATTTGATCGCCTGAGACGGATTGCCCATCTCCAAGGCATTGCAGACGTCGCTGGCGTTGAACCACGGCAGGCCAGCACCATCGACCTGGATGCGCACGGCGTGTGCTTCGAACTGGAAGGGAATGATTGCGCTCATGGCGATTACTCCGAATCGAGGGAAAGGGTGAAAGACGGCTTGCCGCAATCCACGGTGCGGGCGGCGGCGAACTGCTGTTGCAGCGCCGGAGGCCAGTTCGTGTAGCGGGATTCGGAGACGGACAACTTGATGTCGAGGTAGCCCTCGACCTTCTCGCCCGAGGCGACGATGCGTTCGGCGATCTCGGTCAACTGCTGCTGGTTCCAGCTGACCTTCTTGGGCAGCTCGAACTTCAGATGTAGCGGGCCATCGCTGATGTGGGCGGTGCCGAAATCGCGACCGGATTCACGCAGTGCGGCGCGGGCCTGCTCTCCGTAGGCCGCATCCAGTGCGGCATCGAACTTGGTGCGTGCCTTCTTGAGCCAGTCAATGGCTGCGTCGAGGTTCTTGTCGATTTCCGCCTTCTGCTCGGGCGGCAGCGCAGCCAGCTGGCTGACGGACATCTCGGCGATGTCGGCGGGGAAGATGGTTAGATCGTTCATGGCCATCTCCCTCACTGGTACGCACGAGTGAAGCTGGAGTAACGCGAGACGCGTCGCTCGAAGGCTTCGATTTCGTGCAGGAGGTAGGTGACGCGGCGGCCGAGCTTGCAGTAGATCGGTCCGAGCTGTTCCTGACGCCAGCGGCGCAAGGTCTTGACGGAGAGCCCCCAGCGGATGGCGAGCTCGTTTTCGTCGAGGGCGATGCACACGGCACCGCCGGGGTTGGGTCGGAAGGAGTCCCGACCGGTTTGGGTTGCTGGAACTTGGGTTTGCATTTCGATGTGCCTCCTAGATGAAATGGGCACATCGAAGTCTCCGCATGGAACTACGGACTGAATCCGGATCGGACTCCGGAAAAATCTACGACCTTCATTGGCGGCGGACTTGGTAGTAGCCGCCAGACTTCACGAGAACGAGGAAGTCCTCCCGCGTTTCCTTGTCGCCGAAGGCCTCGTCAAAAGATCTGGCAGCAGAGTGGACTTGCGGTTTGACATCGACCCACTTCATAGCCGGTGGCGTCTTGCCTTCTACGCCCCACATCACTTTCAGAATTGCCGCCCGCGTATCACTCACCAGTCGTGATGAAGCAAAGTGAGGCAATTTCACGCGGGTGCCTTGTAGATACTGCTCTGGCTCCGGCGCACCACTGGGCGTGACGTAGCCGCGCAGTACCCGGTCGAATGCGCTCGCGTCGAAAACATCCTGCCCGTCATCCACGCGAACGAACTCGTCGAGCGCCCGAATCACATGGTCACGGGGCAGATCTGCCTGAACTCGGCGGGCCTGCAAAATCACGCCACCGCGCGACCACACCGAGTCGGCCAGAACGGAGGATGTGCCAGCGACTGGCGCGCGCGCCCACGCCCGCCCGACAAACACCGGGGCAAAATCATGCGTCCCGGCGATGCGCATGTCGCCGAGGTGCCAGAGGTGCTGTGGCGTGCGGCATGGGCGGCTGGCGCGCCGCCGATCTTCGATGCCGATCAGGCGGGCCAAATCGGCCAGCCATGGCTCGATCTGGATGCCGTACAACGCGATCTCGTTCAATGGCTGCACGACAGTGCGACCGTCCAGCGGGCTGCGATAGCGGTAGCACCCCGCATCCGGATCAGCCTCGATTTCGACCTCGCATTCGGAGTCGAGGAACGGGGCCATCACATGCGTGAGATGACCCTCGGCGGTGACCCAGCCCCGCTGCAGGAACTGTGAACAGTCACGCCCGAGCATTGTGGCCAGCACAGGCGTGGCCAGGCTCGACAGCCTGTCGATGGCGATCAAGAAGCGCAGGTGCAATGACATTGTCGGCGCTCCCTCAGAATTCGCTCAGGACGCCGAGGCGGATCAACTGCTCCAGCACGCGCTTGCGGTCGTCCTCCGTTTTGCTCTTGTCGTTCAGGCCGTTGGGGGCGGTGATCTGCACGGCGACGTTGTGGGCCTTGCGGTGGGGCTGTGCGGCCATGCGCATCACCAGCTTCACCTGCACCAGCGCGTACTGGCTCAGATCCTCGGCGGCGTAATCCTCATAGGCGACCTGATAGATGTTGCGACCATCGCGCCGGTCGCGGGTGATTTCCATCTTGCTCGCCAGCTGCCGGGCGACGGCTTTTCCACCCAGCTCCATCTGTTGCTCAAAGGGCTTGGCCACCTTGATCTGCAAGATGTCGATTTTCTCGATGTCCGCGATGCGATCCTGTTCTAGCCGCTGGAGCATGGCCGATGTCGAAAACCCGAGCAGATCGAATTGACGTATTGGCATGTCATCAATCGCGCCCTCATGCGCCAACGCCACATCACGGAAGATGGTGGCAAGCTCCCGGCGCTTTTCCCGGTCTTCGCAGAACACAGTCAGCGCCCCGGTGGCCGGTTCCCAGGAAAAGCGCGCCGACATGGCTGCGGGTTCCTCGTGATCGACCACCTGGCCATCTTCCACCTGCCGGTAATGCGCGGTGGAGCCATTGAAGGTGGCGCACAGCGTGTGCAGCTGGGTCAGGGGTTCGTCGTCAGCCTCGTCATCATCTTCGCGCTGTGCGTGCGACAGGCCGCACCGCACAAACTGCTCGATCAGGATTTGCTCCTTCGGCACATGCGGGAACAGCTCGGCAATCCGTGTGCGCAGCGTTTCCTCAATGTCATCGCCACTTTTCGGCTCCACCCCCTTGGGGCCAAGGTAGTGGCTGGAGAAGTGCTCGCTTTTCCACTGACGGTGCATCACCTGTTCGTGCTCGGCCTGATCGAAGCGCGCTTCGCGGCGTGCTCCGGCCTCGGGAAATTCCTGCAGGATGCACAGGTGCAGTGCGCGGCTGTGGCGGTCGCTGGGCGCGGCGAGTACGGCGGCATCGTCTTCGCGCCGTGCATCGAGCACCGCCTGAACGGCCTGCGCGCCGTAGTCATCGCCGAGCAGGATCACTCGTTCAACAGCATCCTCGAGGCGCTGACGGATGGGATCATCCAGCTTGGACACGCAATGGAAAAATGCCTGATGGGATTCGACAGGAAGTTTTCCCTTGGCGGCATCAGCCAGTGACTG